GCGTTCTACAGTGCCGACCAGGTTGCCATCCATGATTTCAAACATGATGGTCTTGGCAATGTTGAGGGTCTTGCGTGCGCCTTCAGTGTCGCCATGAGCCATTTGCTCCTGGGCATCTGACATCAGGCCAGCAACAATCATGTTGCCACCTGTGAACTTGTAAGTGACGGAATCTTTAACTGATGCAATGTATGCGTCAATGTTGGCGAATCCGTACATTTGTTCGTTGCGGTTTGTTTGTGTTGCGTTTGTCATGTCGTTTACTCCGTTGTGTTAATGAGCCTCTATCTTAACTCTGTTTCCGGTAACGACAAGACTTTTTTCAACTATTTTGTAGGGACAAACCCTAACACCATCTCTTTAGCCTGATCAGCCCCCTTTGCCACGAAACAGGTGTAGCCACAGCCCTCAAGGTAAGCAATCCAGTCCTTCTGCTCAACGCTGAGACTGCCGCCCTTGACTCGTTTCATCTCCACCCAGAGCCGCCAATCTGGAATGAACAGGTCAGGCACGCCAGGCGATACGCCCTCAACCTTTAAGCGCCCTGCTGTCGCCATGCTTCTAGCCCCGCCATTGGGGATAGCAAAGATACGCACGCCCTTGTAGCCTTGGCGAAACCAGCGCACGAACTCACGCTGCTCAAAATGTTCTGACGGTACTGCATCAGATGCCGTGGTTTTCGTGAAAGCCATGTTGTTTCTCTGCCTTTCTGCGTGCTGCAATTGCATCGTCAAACGATTCAAACGATCCAAGGTGAATAGATTTTCGATTGACGCGAATTTGTGCTTGCCATTTTCTAGTTTGCGAGTGCTTAAAAACACCAGTCACACCAGAAAGATTGCTCTTTAATTTCGGCAAATTCATGGCGTTTTGCGTTCTCTGAACCACACGCAGATTGGCAATCTTATTGTCTGTTTTGTTGTGGTTCACATGGTCAATCTCGCCATCGGGCCAGCAACCGTAATGCATTGCCCATGCAACTCGATGTGCAAACATTTTGCGATCAGCAATAGCCCCAAACAGATAGCCATTTGAGTGTGGCGCACAAAGTGCCTTCTTGCCAGAAAATCTTGAATTCCATGATGACCCGCAAGTATCACAATGCAGCCAAGTAAACTCGCCACTTTCTGAGTTGTAGGCAACTCTGGAACGCAATTCTTCAACGGTGATGCGGTTTAGAACGGACATTCAGCCTCCCACCTGTCGCACTCACCCACGGTGGCCGCAAACTCCTCCGGTGGCTGCATAAAGAACTCCACGCACAAGCCGTCAACGCCATAGTGTTCACAGGTATGGCAGCACCTCGGTGGGCCAGCAGCTATCCAGCGCTTGTAGTCAGTCACCACATCCGGTTCAGCGTGTCTCATCCCATCTCCTTTTAATTACTCTAAAAAACTTGCCGTCTTTCTTGTACTCAATGCTAATGGGTGCAAGCGTTTTATTCATGTTGATGACCATCTGATCCAGCGACTTCACGTTAAGGCCACCTGCCTCAATCTGAGCACGCTGTGCCATATCCACCAGCTTCTTCATCGCCATCTCTCCGGCGTAGCCCTCGTGCATCAGCGGCAGGTACTCCGTAATGGCTGGGTCGCTCAAGTTGCCGTAATAGGTCACCGCCAGCATCTCCTTGCCCGATGCCTTGCTCAAGTGCTTGCGCCATGCCCAGCTCCTCACATCCAGATCACGCCCCTCCAGCCCCATGATGTCGTCATCGTGCAGCTTGAGTTTCTTACCCAATGGGACTGGGAATGGGGTGCCGCAAGATGGGCACACAGACGTTGATATGGCGCACAACTCGCCACAGTTGTCGCAGACCTTTACCGGTGCCTCGCCGTCCCCATCGCCCCCCTTCTTTGGGGGCTGGACGGCAGTGATCGGACCGTGGCTAGCTACCACGCCAGCAAAGTCCAGCACCAGACAATCTTTTTTGTTTAGATGCGGTCTCATGCCTCTAACTGCCATTTGAAGATACAAGCCGGGCGACATGGTAGAGCGCAAAAACGCAATGCAATCAAGTGCTGGAAAGTCATACCCAGTGGTCAAAATTCCAACATTGCACAAGGCTCGTAATTTGCCCAATTCAAAGTCGGCCAATTTGCGTTCTCGCTCAGACTTGCTGTGGTTCGCATCTAATGATTCAGCATCAATGCCAGCGGCTTGCAAGCAAGCAGACACAGCCTCAGAATGCGCGACACCAGAGCAAAATATTAACCAATGCGCTCGATCATTTGCTTTATCAATAATTTCCTGCACCACGGCGTTGTTGTGGTCACCCGTGTTGAACTTGGCTTCCATCTCGGACGCAATGTATTCGCCTTGGCGTTTGTGCAATCCATCTGTTTCCAGCTTGTGCTTGGTAATTTTTGAGCGCAGTGGTACAAGGTGGTTTTTAAAAACCAATTCTTCAATGCTTACCGGCTCTAAAATTTCAGAAAAAATAGCTGTTGGTCCTTCTGTTATTAGCCCATGTCCCAGCCTGTAAGGACTAGCGCTTAAACCAACAATTCTCATGGCGGGATTAATCTCCAATAAGTCGGCAATCAACTTACGATAAATGCCACTCTCAGAAGTTGACACAGCATGAACTTCGTCAATAATGCACAGATCAATGTGTCCAACTTGTTTTGCACGTTTGGCAACTGATCCAATCCCCGCATAAGTAATCGGCTCGTGAAGGTCACGTCTGCCCACGCTGGCGCTGTAAATTCCCATTGGAGCGCCGGGCCACAACTTACGCAGTTTGTCAGCGTTTTGCAAGATCAATTCTTTGGAATGCACCAGCATCAGAATGCGCGTGTCAGGCCAGTTTTGCAAAGCATCCTTTGCCAACGATGCAATCACCACAGACTTTCCAGACCCGCCCGGCATGTTTAACACTGGGTGGCCGGTTTTGTTCTTTTCAAACCATGCGTAAAGCATGTCTAGTGCGCGAATTTGATATTCACGCAATTGCATTGTGTTCCTTGATGTATTCGGCAGCTTTAAAAAATAGTGACTCACTCTCTTTTAGCAATCCAATTGCTTGGTTGCACTTTTGACAAAGAAGCCCCCTTACCTTTTCTGTTGAATGGCAGTGATCAACGTGATAGCCGTTTTGGATGTTAATGCTGCAAATCACACATTGGCAATTTTGCTTATTCAGCATTTGCGTAACGTCCAATTCAGACAGCCCATATTCTTTTTTAATTCGTGCCCATCGCGCTTTTTCTGCTCTTTTAGATCGTGACTCAACATCGCAATCGATGCAGTTGTTCGTTGTCACATATCGACGGTAATGGCTATGTGGGCAAGCAGCGTCTGACAGATACTCCAAAGCCCCGCCAGCTATCGCGGCCAATGCTGCGGCATGATTCACAGCAGATCGTTTGCTTGATCTCCCTCTTGAATTTATAGAAGCCTTGCCACGGGCGCTGGCAATGCACTCAACGCAATTTCCAGATGATGCGTATCGCGGTGATAGATGCCCTTTCAAACATCTTTTTCCAGTGAAATACAGTGTTTCTCCAAGTTCTCTAGCTCTTACGCCAGTTGCTGAAAGTTTAGAAAAATTTGCATGAAATTCGTGTTTCTTTGCCATGATTTACTCACATTAAATAATGATTCATCATAACATCAGCCAACCACCCGCGCATCCCAAGTCTTCCGCAACTCAGCAATCATTGGATCACCACTGGTGCAAGCCTCAGCGTTAGCCAGCAATTCCGTACTACCCCACACGCCCTCCTGCGCTGGGTCGCCGTTCGCCATGTTGACGCCATTGATCTCGTACACCGCAGTCCACTCATCAGGCCCGTCCTTGCGCGGCCATGGCACTAAGTCGGGGTGCAGGACATGGCTCTCGCAACCCTTGTGCTGTGAGTCCACTGGGATCACATCGTTCCACTTGGCGCAGTGCCACGTGCTGTCTCCCTGCGGCGTAGCATTAGCACAGGTGCGGCAGTTGACGTGCTTGGTGGTCTTGCTCTCGTGGCAAAAATTACGTGCATCGCAGAACTTGCACTGATACCAACTCGGGTCCGAACTGATAGGCGCTGGCATACGCTCTGACAATGCAATGTAGTGACCACGACGCACCGCCTTCTCAGCGACCTCCTTGTCGTACTTCACGCGCTCGGTATGTATGCGGTCATCGTCCTTGCAAATGGCAACGTACAGCGCACGATCAATGCCAGTGCCGTGCATGTACACCTGCATCTGCACAAGGTGCTCGGGCTTGGCCTTCTCCACGCCGTCCTTAACCAGCGCATCAAACGACTTCTTGCTGTGCGTCTTAAACTCGGCCACGTGCTTGGCCTTTGGTGCCTCGGGCACGCCCTTGTCAATGATGGCATCCAAACTGCCAGAGACGTGGCTACCAAAGTCCACACGATGCTGTGCCGATACCTTGCGCACATCCAGACCAATCGCACGCAGGTCACTGATGACGGTAGCCTCCTCGTTCTGCCCCCTACGGAACAGACGCAAGATGCGGCCAGAGAACTCAGGCTGCACAGCCCACCGGAACGACAACCACAGCCAGCGGTCACAGGCATGGCCTAACGAACTAGCCCCAAGGTGTGCGCGTGGCTTTTCTGGCTTTGACTCGTGGTGCTTATCAACCAGCGCCTGAATGGTATTATCGTTTTCGGGAATCTTCATGGGTTCTCTCCTTGATTGTTACTTGCCCCGCACCCTAATCAGTGCGGGGCTTTTTTTGGCTTACTTCTTAGCCCAAGGTGGTGCAGCCTTGCTAGTGGCCGCTGGTGCAGCCGCTGATGCTGGTGTAGCGCTAGGCGCTACGCTGCCCGACACCGACTTGAAGCCCCGCACCTCATTGCTTGCGCCATACTGTGCGTCCTGCTTGATGTCCAGCTTGATGGAAATCTGTCCACCAATTAACTGATCCGTATCAGTCACCTTAGCCAGACCAATGGCACGCATGATCTCGCCCAACTGTTGGCGTCCGATCTCCTCAGCCTTTGGGTTGGCGTTCTTGATGTTCAAGTTGCCAAACACCACACGACCTTGATGCGTGGGTCCGGTGATGTCGTAGCGCAACTTGATGTACTGGCCGTTGCCAGCCTTGGTGTCTTTGAGTTCAGCTTGCGAGATGGTGCATGTGTACCAACCAGCAGGCAAAGGCTCAAAGTTGTTTGCGTTGCCAACGGGCAACTCGGTAAGGTCAAAAGTTTCAGTGAGAAAGGCCATGATTTATTCCTTGATAGTGATTTTGAAAGAGGGACGTCCGGGCTTCGATGTAATCGCAGCCGCCAACGACTTAGTGATAGACGCATCTGCTGCCTTCCAGAGCGTCATGTTGATCTCCGGCTTCCAGCGAAACAGAGTCGCCAGATGCTCAGACAGTCCTGACTCAGTAGCCAGCATCTGCAACTTCTCTGAGTCAACCTTGCGGTCAATGCGGCCAGAGATTTTGACCACAAAGCCCTGCGGCTCTGCTGTCTCAGTAGACTCAAACGATTCAGGCAGCGCGAGCTCCTTGACAATCTGGTCTTCAATCTTGCGGCGCTCAATAACCGCATGCTCCTCGGCAGTCTTGTGGCGCAACCACTCGGCGCTCAATTCTTTGAGGTCGCTCATTTTTTGCTCCCGATCTTCTTGATAATTTCGCCAAGGTCAGGTGCCTCCCACGACTCCAACTTGCCTGAGCGATCCTTCGCCAACCACAGGCCATCCGAGTCGCACATCAAAGCACGCTGCGTTACGCCCTCGGCATCGCGCTCGACACGCAACGCCAGCACCTCGTCAAAGAAGTAGGGCAGGCCTTGGGTCAAGCTCTTGCCGGGCATGCCGGGGTTGTAAAGCATCTTGCCCATCTCGTCCGTAGACTTCTCCAGCTTGGCGCTCATGTACACGTGCTTGTTAGGCAAGTCACGGAACGCCCTGATCAGCTCCTGCATGGTGCTGTTCATCTCGCCATAGGCAGCGCGGCCATCCTTG